CTTATTGTTCGGTCCAAATATGGCAAATAAAAGGCTTAGACGTTAGATGTATTGATGAAATCCCGGCACGATACCCAAATAACAACACCAAGGGCGCCTCAAAGTTATTTTTACAAAAGTATTTTGCCCATAAAGGCGGATTATTTGTGTATGGCGACCCGTCCGGTAGGTCAGCCGATACAAGGTCAGAGCAAGGGCAGAATGATTTTAGGATTATTCAAACAGAACTTGCAAGCCTTAGACCTCAAATGCGCGTCCATCAAAAGGCGCCGGCCGTGGCAATGCGTGGTAATTGGATTAATCAAATATTAGGATTTAACGAAGGCGGGGTAGTCATATCAATAGACGAGAATTGCGGGCAAACAATATCAGACTTTAGCTATTTAAAAGAGGCGAGCGATGGCACCAAGCACAAAGAAAAGGTTAAAGATACTGAAACGGGCGTCACTTACGAAAAGTACGGTCACATGTCGGATTGTGCCGATTACATGCTTACATTTGCTTTTATAAGCGAATACGACAAGTTCCAAAGAGGCGGTATTACCAATATTTCGTTTGGGAAAAACCGGAATTCAAAAAATAGTTACTAAATTTACACCAAAACAACGCAACATGTTTAAAAACTTAAAGGATTTAATTAACACAAGAAAAAAGCTTGAGGATGCTAAAGCAGAATTAAAAATAACGCAAAGTGCATCCGACGCTTATCATGTACTTATTCACAGAAGAACCGAAGAATTGACTATAAAAGAAAGTCAATTGGCAAAGATTGAAAGCATTATTGCCAATAGACGCGAAACTTTAAAAGGGTTAAATAAAAAGATTAATCCGGGTTTGTCGACACCTAAAAAGGCGGCACCAAAAAAAGCAGTTAAAAAAACTAAATAAATGGCATATTTAATCCCTTCCGACTATTTGCGTATAATTCAGGACGCGAACTTACAACAGATTATCACGTCAAACGCAGTAATTCAAGGGGGCGCAGAATTAGCGGCACAAGCCGAGGCAATATCTTACCTACGTCAAAAATATGACGTAAGCACAGAGTTTGCCAATACTACAAAATGGAATAGGCAAAATCCTTATAGCGCCGGGGACAGAGTTTATTTAGATGCGCCGGCTTATGTTAGCACAAATACTTATCAAATTGCTGACCTAACTTTATATTTAGGCAAAGTTTATGAATGTATCGCAACAACTACCGGGACATTTGATATGACCGCTTGGAATTTATTAGGTTACCAATACGACCTATATTACGCATTGAATCCTTACCCGCTTTTTGACTTAAATAAGCTTTACAATGTGGGCGATTTTGTGTTTTGGGCCGGTAACATTTATGAATGTATAGTTGCTACGCCGTTACTAGCACATGAGGACGGTATACAATACTACTTATCACAAAATATTCCTTATACAAACGTTTTCCCAAATGACCCGAACGTAGGACCTAAGAATTGGTCATTTCAGGAAAACTATATTATTCCCGCAAATACTGATTTATTATTAGCTAACATTTGGTCCCCGGCTGATAACCGCGACCAACAAATGGTTATGTATTTTACGGATATCACTTTATACCACTTACACGCGCGCATTGCACCGCGTAACATTCCCGAATTAAGGGTGGCGAGATACGAAGCCGCAATAGATTGGCTTAAAATGTGCGCGCGTGGGGAGGTCACACCAAATTTACCTTTATTACAACCGGCCCAAGGTCGACGCGTAAGATGGGGCGGACAAGTTAGAAACATAAATTCTTATTAATAATGGCAAATTTATTTCAAAATATAAAGAACTACGTTTTCCCAACGCCGCCGGTTGACGGCAAGCCTAACGCTTTAACAGAGTATGGCGCAGAATGGAGGGGAGCGACACACGTTGAAAAGAACTTGCGCGCATATATTACGCCGGTTCAATTACAACGTATTAGACATGACGTCCAAATGTGGCGCGATGCAGTTAAAGAGGCAGAACAAGCATGGTATCCGCACAGAGTACGTATGCAACGTATGTACAACGATACAATCTTAAACGGACACGTTTATAGCTGTTTGAAGCGCAGAAAGGACCTTACTTTGCTTCGCGATTGGGAGTTTAAGGATTCAAAAGATGCGATTAATGAGGATGTAATCAAAATGTTTAATAAAAAATGGTTTGCAAACCTTTTGGAATATGCTTTAGAAGCCAAGTTTTTTGGTTATAGCTTAATTACTTTAGGCGATTTTGAGAATGACAATTTCCCGGATTTATCAATAATTAGAAGATTTAATATTTCCCCGGACCGTTTAAACGTAACATCTTATGTTTATTCTTTGAGCGGTGCGCAATTCCTTGAGGAACCTTACGTGGATTGGCACGTATGGGTTGACACACCAACGGACGTGGGTATTGCAAAGGTTGGATATGGGTTGTTGTACTATGTGGCTATTTACGAAATCATTTGCCGTAACGTTTTAGGATTCAACACAGACGCGGCGGAGTTATACGGTATGCCAATAAGAAAAGGTAAAACAACCAAAACAAACGAAGACGAAAGAGCGGCTTTTGAAAGCGCCTTGGCAAATATGGGTTCAGCGGGTTACATCCTTACCGACTTATATGATGAAGTGGAATTGGTAGAAACAAAAGGAAACGGACAAGGCTTTAAGATTTACGAATCGTTAGAGTTAAGATGCGAAAAGAAAATATCTAAGATTATTTTAGGACACGCGGACGCTTTGGATTCAATCCCGGGTAAACTTGGCAATAGTGGCGAAAAAAGCCCGGCCCAAGTTGCATTGGATGATACAGCGGCGGTAGACGCGGCGTTCTTAGAAGACGTTGTTAATGACGTTTTATTGCCTAAGCTTAGAAAAATTGGCATGTCTATTCCTGACGATGTTAAATTCTGTTTCAGCAATAACCACGAGTTAGTTGAACAAAGAAAGAACGAAGACGCCAACAACAAGCTAACGGCTGACATCGCGGTTGCAATGAAAAACGCCGGCTTGGAAATGGATGCTAAATACTTTGAGGAAAGAACGGGAATCCCTACTTTAAAAATAGAAGCACCGGCCGTTCCTAAACAGAACGAACCACAAAAATTCAGCGCCAAGATAAAAAACAAACTAGATGAATTTTACCGATAGTGAAATTGAAGATTTACTTAAAGGTATTTTTGCGGGCGATATTACGAAGGAAAATTTACCCGTAGACTTGTACCAATCAATAGCCGAATTCTTAGAAAAAGGTTTATTGAAAGGCGCGGGCGGACCCGTTACAAGTTTTGACGGTAAGGACTTAGACTTAATCCAAGAACTAAGAACAAATATTTACATGTTTAGCGCGGCCAAGACTTATCAGGAAGTGCGAACTATGACGGATTTATTATATAACGAAGACGACAAGGTTAAGCCTTTTAACGAGTTCTTTGAAGACGCTAGGGCCATTTATAACAATTACAATGTCAACTATGCGCAAACGGAATACAACACCGCGGTAGCAAGTGGACAAATGGGTATAAGATGGAATCAGATTGAAGCTGATAAGGAAATTTTACCGCTGTTAAAAATGACAGTAGTTGAGGATGCGCAGACAACGGAAATTTGCGAACCATTGGACGGAATAACATTGCCGGTCAATGACCCATTTTGGGACGAGTTTTACCCGCCTAACCATTGGAATTGCCGTTCTACTGTTTTACAATTAGACGAAGGCGAAATCAGCAGTAAGGCAGAAGTAGACAAAGCAAAAGAACACGCAGACGAGGACATGCAAGACGTGTTTAAAATGAATGTGGGTAAAGATGAAATAGTTTTTAGCCCGGACCATCCTTATTTTAAAGTTCCAAGAGAAGATAAAGAGTTGGCCAAAAGGAATTTTGACTTACCTATGCCGGCTGAGTTGGTTAATTATACGCCAACGCCTACAATAGAAGATAGAATTGAGGAAATAAAAACAAAAGCCAAGGAATTAAGCGACCAAATAGCAGAAAAGCAAAAAGCTTTTGATGAAAAAATAGCTCCTACTAAATTAAAGTTAAATGAGTATGCAAGTAAATTAAGTAACACTTCTTTAAATGACCCGGAATATTCAAAAATTCTTGAAGAATGGCGCGGAGTATCAAAAGAATATGATGCAATTAATGCAACTAGGGGTAATATTAAGGA